GGCAAGGAGTTAAAAAACAATCATTTGTTAACAGGCGTTGATCTTGGATTAGTTGCCGGGTACTGCAATGAGTTAGGACTTTATAAGAAAGCGTGCGGAATGACAGAGGCGGAGGGCGAAGTTGTGTTAAATCGTTTCGGTGATAAAGTGATTAGCCCCTGGTACGATGTTAGGAGCCGCGCACTTAAGCAAGCTACACAAATGGGGCAACTATTTGGAGTGACGCCAAGCGCACGCGGCAAGATTGAAACAGGCAAGAGCGCGCCAGTAAGTAAACTAGAACTATTACAAAAATCAAAAATAGCATGAAAAAGAAAACAGAAACAACCGAGCCAGTGGAATTGAAGGAAGGCGTAACCTTTAGAGTTGAGCCTAGCGGTTTGCATTTTATCGTTAGCCGTAACCAAGGCAGCGGCTTTAAGCCTTGCGGCAAAAATGGCCTTTGGGCTGAAGTTCCGCACATTTACAGAAACGAATACCTTGCCGTTCAGGCAATGCTATACTTTAGTGAGAATAGCTGAGCAATATATTGAGGGGGTAACTTCTGGGCGCGTAATTGTGTGCGAACACGTGCGCAATGCTGTTAACCGTTATCTGTCAGACAGGGCGGGGGGTTGGGCGTTTAGTGAAAACTACGCGCAGCACGCTATCGACTTTATCGAACAGCTCGAGCACTCGACGGGAGACTATGCCGGCAAGCCGTTTAAGTTGGAAGGGTGGCAGGCGTTTATTATTTGGAATCTGTTTGGATTTTTAAATCCAGACGGCTCGCGAAGATTTACGCGGGCTTATGTTGAAGTACCCCGAAAAAATGGGAAATCTACTTTTAGCTCGGCGGTTATGCTTTACGGCTTAATGGCTGACGGCGAAAGCGCAGCGCAAGTTTATAGCGCTGCAACTAAACTGGACCAAGCCATGATGGTATTTGCGGAAAGCGTGAGGGTTTGCCAAAATGTCGACTGGCTAGCAGAATCGTTAACCGTTAACAACAGTGTAAACAATCGGCGCATCCTTTACGGGCAATCGGTGTATAAACCCCTCGAGTGGAACCCAAGTAAACAGGACGGACTAAATACGCACTTTGCAGTTATTGACGAATACCACGCGCACCCTAACGATGAGCTTTACAATGTATTGCGCAACTCGATGGGAGCAAGGAGGCAACCGTTGTTATTTACAATTACGACGGCGGGCTTTAATCGTGAGTCGCCGTGTTATAAACATCGCAATTACTGCGCGTCTGTTTTATCTGGGGCCATTGTAGACGATGCTTTGTTTAGCGTCATTTACACGCTAGACGAAGGCGACGACTGGACAGACTCGGCAAACTGGGCTAAGGCTAATCCTAATTGGGGGGTTTCGGTTTATCCGCGTCAGTTAGAGCAGGCGCTAACCGAGGCAAAGGAATTTGTGCACAAAGAAGTTGAATTTAAAACAAAGTTGTTAAACGTATGGACCGACACGGCAATGACTTGGATAAATGACAGCACTTGGATGGATTGCGCCGAGTTGCAAAAACTAGACGGTATTTGTTACGGCGGTTTAGATTTGGCGAGCACTGGAGACTTTTGCGCGTTTACTTTGTACTGGCCCGAATACTCAGCGATTAGGACTTGGTACTTTTTGCCAAGCGAGGCAGCGTACAAAAGAAAGGACGCAGCGGGCGCAAGTATAAGGCAATGGATTGCAGACGGCCAGATAATTGCAACCGAGGGCAACGTAACGGATTATAATTTTATTAAGGCTCAGATAGTAGAACTTGCGCAGGAGTTTGAAATAAAGGACATAGCTTACGACCGCTTCAACGCTTCGCAGCTTGTAATTGATTTACAAAATGAGGGCTTGCAAATGTATCCCTTTGGGCAGGGCTTTATTTCAATGAGCAGCCCAACTAAGGAACTAGAGCGGCTAGTTAAAGACGGCAGGCTTAAACACGACGGCAACCCAGTTACCCGTTGGATGATGGGTAATGTATTGCTAGCAAGCGACCCAGCGGGAAATATTAAGATTAACAAAGCAAAGAGCGGGGATAAGGTCGATGGGCCTGTATCTATTGTAATGGCATTAGGCACGGCTATGCAAGACGCTGCCAAAGAAAAAGATTCAGACTTTTGGTTTATATCGCTATGAGATTCGTCGACGACTTCATGAACAAGTATTATTTTAACCTTCCTAAGTTTAGAACTTATGAGGACGCCTACAACGCAACCGAGGCCGAGTATCTGGAAAGGTACGGAGTAACTCGTTATAAAAACTACGACGTATTTCGCTCTGCCCTCAGCAGGTGGCTAGCGCAAGGTCGGAATAAATAAGATTTGTTAACATGGCAAAATTAAAGCAGTTGTAATTTGCACCGATGAATTTAAGATTTTGGGAACGTAAAACAGAAAAAAGGTCGATGTTATCGCAACCTGCGGACTGGTTTGTTAATACCTTAAACAATGTATTTGGCTACCAAACTAAAAGCGGGCAAGCTGTAAATAATACAACGGCTTTAAGCATTGCATCCGTGCACGCTTGCGTTAGAGTAATTGCGGACGGGATAGCAGGGCTAGGCCTAAAGTTGTATAAAGACGATGGGCAGAACAGAGACCAAATTATAATCCACTACGCCACAGCTTTAACTAACGAGCCGAATCCCTATCAAACTAAATACGATTTTACAAAGTACATGACTAGCCACTTAGCTTTAACTGGCAACGCTTACGCTTTTATTAATCGCGATGTTAGGAATATCGGCATAGAGTTGCACCCAATCGCGCCGCAGTACGTTACCCCTGTTATGCAGGACGGCCTTTTGTTTTACAAGGTTACGCTCGCAGGATACCCTCCAATGATACCAGCAACGGAAATGCTACACTTCAAAGGGATGTGTGGTGATAATCCGCTAGTAGGTTTAAGCCCAGTAGTATTGCACGCGGAAACTTTAGGTATTGACTTGGCAGCAATCAGCCAGAGCGCAGGAGTTTATAAAAATGGAGTATTGAAATTTTTGTTAACGTCAGACGCCCAGATAAAAATAGACCAAGCGGGGCCTTTGAAAAAATCCCTCGACGATGTTATAGACGGAGCCAGCCGTAGCGCTGTTATGCCCAATGGCATTAAGATGGAAAAATTAAGCCTTAGCCCTGAAGAGGCGCAGTATTTGGAAACCCGTAAATTTTCGAGCGAAGAGATAGCTCGAATTTTTGGAGTGCCTGCTTCTATGATAGGCGCAACCGCAGGGATTAAATCAAGCGTTGAGCAGGAATATCAAGATTTTTACGCGCGTACTTTAATGAGCTACGCAATTAACATCGAGCAGGAACTAGCCCGCAAGTTGTTAACAGAAAATGACAAGCTAACTTATTACTTTAAATTTAATTTTAACTCACTATTGAGAGCCTCCGCTAACGAGCGAGCAGACTATTATAACAAAGGCATCCGCGGCGGCTGGCTTTCTAGAAACGAGGCAAGACTTTACGAGGACGTAAACGGTTTTAATGGCGGAGACGAATATTTAATTGAAGCCAACTTAATGCCTAGCAGTCAGATTAACGAGTATATGGATGCGAAGATTGCAAACCTTATGGCTACGGCAGATAAAAACAATAACCCCGAGGGCGTAAATAATTTAGAAAATAATTAAAATGAAACAAGAAAGGCGCACAATTACGGGCAGCGTTCACACCAGAGCAGACGGCGAAGGTATGCCTAAAGAAGTCGGCGGAATTGCTGCCGTTGTTAATTCGGTTACTGACCTTGGATATTTTGAGGAGGTTATAATGATGGGGGCCTTTGACAACGCTTTAAATAAAGATTACGATATTCGTTGTTTATTTAATCACGAAGCCGATTTAATTTTAGGCCGCACAAAGGCAGACACTTGCAGAGTGTTTGTAAATGGCGACGGTAATTTAGAATATACTTGGGTTCCAGATTATGAGAACCCTACGCACATGTCAGTGGTTAGATCTATTATGCGCGGAGACATTACGCAAAGCTCATTTGCTTTTACAATTAAAGAGCAGAACTGGAGCGAGTCGGAAAAATACGGCAGCATGGGCAAGCGTTCAATTACAATGATTGACAGTCTTTATGATGTTAGCCCAGTTACTTATCCTGCTTATGAAGATACAGAGGCAGACGCTCGCAGCATTGCAGCAATAAGAGACCAAGAGCTAGAGATTGAAGCGGCAAAACAAAGCCAAGTCAGCGCGGATATTTTAAAACTTGCTTTAGCCAGATACACAAACTATTAAAAAAACAAAAATCATGAATAAAATTAAAGCCCTAAAAGAAGAGCGTGGACGTTTGCTCGGCGAATTGTCTACCTTGCAGTCAACTATCGAGCGCGAAGCGCGTTCTATGGCTGACACAGAAACTAACCGTTTGTCTGAAATCGAAGCTCGTTTGGGCGCGATTAAAGCAGAGGTTGAAACCCTAGAGAAATTGCAAAACCTTGCAGCTCAAGCCGCAGGCCACAGCGCAAGCCGTAGCGAGGAAAAAGAAAAGTCAAACATGGCTAAAGATTACAGCTTCAAACGCGCAATGGAAATGGCTATTACTGGCCGTCGTGAAGGCGTTGAGGGCGAATTTTCTGCAATGGGTGGCGAAGAGTTTCAGCGTTCAGGCGTTAGCGTTTCTGCTCACTCTATCAAAATCCCATCTGAAGTATTTAAGCGCGATATGACTGCAACAGGCGGAAGCGCAGGTTCTGAAGGTGGCGTAAATATCCAAACTTCAGTAGGTTCTATTATTGACATTTTGCTACCTAAAACTGTTTTAGCAGGTTTGGGCGTACAGCGTTTGAGCGGGTTGGTTGGAAACTTGGATTTACCAACTGCGAGCACTTTGCCTTCAGCAGGTTGGAATACTGAAAATGGTTCTGCTACTGAGAAGAGCCCAGCGTTCAGCAAAATCACTTTGAGCCCTAAGCGTTTGGCTGCCTATATTCAGGTATCTAACCAGCTTATGCTACAATCTAGCAACTCTATTGACGGGTATGTTCGTAATTGGTTGCTTAATGCTATGGCGCAATCTTTGGAAACTGCTGCTATCAAAGGTGGTGGATCTAATGAGCCTGTAGGTATTATCGCTAACGCTAACGTAAACGTAACTTTTGCAGGCGGTGCAACTTCAAACGGAACTAACGCTAACGGCGCAGCTCCAGTTTGGGCCGATGTTGTAAACTTGATGAAAGCAGTAGAAAACGCTAACGGTAACGGTGTTGCTTACTTGACTAACCCAACCGTAAAAGCTAAATTGCAAACTACTAGCCGTCAGGCTTCAGGCGTTGAAGGTAACTTTATCTGGCCTGCGGGTGGTACTGATTTGAACGGTTACAATGTTCAAACTACTACCTTGGTTCCTAGCAATTTGTCTAAAGGTAACGCTACTACTTTGTCAGCTTTGATTTTTGGAGACTTCTCTAAAATGGCTGTGGCAAACTGGGGCGGAATGGAGTTGACAGTTGACCCTTATTCTGGTGCTACTGCTGGCTTGACCAACGTAGTGCTTAACGCTTATTTGGATACTGCCCTTTTGCAGCCTGCGGCCTTCGCAGTTTGTAAGGACATCGTAGCCTAATAGCTTGCCTGCTCGGGGGCGTTAAATTCCGAGTGCTGTGGGGGGTCTTGACTGTACCCTCCTCGGGCCAAATGTTAGTAAAATTTTTAATTAACCCAACAGGACACTTTAACCTTAGTTACAACTTGGGCGAAGTGGTAGACATTGAAACAAAGCAGGCCGAGTTACTAATTGAGGCTGGAGCTGTTGAAATTGTAGCTGCGCCTAAGCCGAGTAAAAAGAAACCGACTAACCCAGAGACCGAATTAGATGCCGAATAATGTTTAAAAGTAGAAGATACACAGCCTTTGCAAATGTCGCCACAGACTACTTAAGTTTGGCCGACGCTAAACAGCATTTGCGCGTTACTGCCTCAGATGACGACAGTTATATTGGTGGGCTTATTTCTATGGCCGTAGATACTTGCAGCAATTACTTGGGATACTCTATAAAAAAGGGTACGGCCAAATATGGCTTTGATAGCTTTACAGGCTCGCCTGCGCTCATCAATCCCGTTAACGGGCTCAATATACCTAGCGGCAATTATCTGCGCGTAAATAGCCGCGTGTTGGCTGTGAACTCTGTGAGCTATGTAAACGCAAGCCAAGCCGTTACCGCTTTTGCGGGGAGCGATTGGTTAGTAGCGCCCGACCCAATGGGTAACTACTCGCGTAATATTTTTATTAATACTGCGCCCGACTCAATTACAGACGATACAATTAAGTACATTATTGAAGTAAGCGAAGGATTTAATCCAGTGGGTACGTCTAGCGTCGACCCAGATACTATATTTCCAATGGCTATTAAACATGCTGCTTTGCTTTTGGTAGGCCAATACTATGATAACAGGAACGCGATAGTAGTTGGAACCATCCAAAGCAAAATATCTTTAGGCTTCGAGTATCTTTTAGATCCTTACAAAATCCAAATCATACTATAATGCAGTCGGGATCTATGGACGTATTGGTAAGCCTGCAGAGTTATGCGGAAACCATCGACGCAAATACAGGTGAGAAATTACAAACGTGGACGACCTACGCAACGGCTTGGGCTCAGCGCGTAGAGCAGGAAAGCGGAAGCGAGCAAGTAAATGCGGACCGCAGAGAGCATAAGCAAATTGTTTACTATACTATCCGCTATAATTCAGCGGTAAGCGTTAAGCATAGAATAGTTGACGCGGGTCTAAACCATAACATTGTTAACATTGCGAACCTAGCAAGGAATTTATATTTGAAGTTGCAAACTGAATTAACAGAGTGACGAAGAACGTTGAAAATATTGCCGAGGTTATAGACGCCTTAAAAGCGATGGGGGTCGAAATCGATAACCCGGAATTTCAGCGTATGCTCAAAGCTCAGGCATTACCCATAATTAATAGCGCAAAGAATCTAGCGCCAAAGGATAGCGGAGACTTGGCGGCATCCATCGGCTTTATTACTGGCAAGGATAAGGACAATAAAACAAAAGTGCTGATTGGATTGCGCAAAGAATATTACAATAATTACCTCGGACCGATGTTTGAATTTGGTGTGCCAACAAATCGTATACAGTCAACAACGGGCAGAGACACAGGAATATTAGAACCCCGCCCTTTTATGCGCCCGGCATTAGACCAGAACGCGGGCAGAGTAACGGACGGAATTATAAACGGCGTGGATAAAATCCTAGCCAAATTAGCTAAAAAAAATAACTTAATATATAAATAATCATGCCAACCACAGGACCAGTAAACGGAACGCTCATAAGCATCTTTAAAGATGTGGCGGGCTCACTTAAGAAGATTGCAAACGCAACTTCTAACTCTATCGACATTTCAAAAGATATGATCGACGTAACAAGTAAAGACAGCGCAGGCGCGAAGGAATTTATCGCGGGTGAGTATGGCTACACTTTAAACGTTGAAGCAATCTTTGAAGATGATTCAAGCGTAGGAGCTACTCAACAATCTTTTAAAGACTTAGCTACCGATTTGCTAGCAGGTACTTTATTGACTATTGTAATGAGCTCAAACGTAACAGGCGACGAAAAATATAGCGGTACCGCTTTCTTTACATCATTAAGCCTTAGCGCACCTAACAACGACAAAGCAACTTGGACAGGTACCTTGCAAGGTTCTGGCGCTTTGACTATTGGCACTGTTGCTTAATAGTATTATATTTGTGCAATGAGCACTACAATAAAAATCGGGGGTGCAAGTCACCCCCTTTTATTTAACATGAATAGCCTTCGTAATATTATGGAGGTTGCAGGCATGGAAACTTTTAACGATTTAAGTCTACAAAAGGACTTAGGCAAGTCTATGGATTTTGCTTTGAATTGCGCGTTTTATGCAATTTTAGAAGCTGCAGAGAATGAGGGCAAGCCTACGCCATTTGCATCTGTGCAAAAGTTAGGAGCTGCAATTAAAAAGTTTCAGGAACTTACGCCCGCGATCGAAGGATTTACCGCAGCAATTACAGAATTTTTTGCACCTGTTGAAGAGTCAACGGGGGAGTAAGTGCCAAGGGCGACAGCGCCCCGCTAACTTGGCGCAAGATTGAGCGCATTGCTTATGGCGAAATGATGCTAAGTGAGCAGGCTTTTTTAAAATCAACGCCTCGCTTTTGGCGTTTGAAATTGGAAGGGATGCGCGAAGCTCAGCAGCAGCAGTATCGCAACCAATGGGAAATAACCCGCTGGGCGGTTGCTACGGGCATGGCCCCGCACTTAAAGAAACCTATTGAGCCCAAACGTCTGTTAACATTTCCTTGGGAGCAGTCCGATTACCTATCAATTCACGACGCTTTAAAGTTATATTCGCATGTCTTTGATAAGTTAACCCCAGACGCGAAAGCATGAGCGCCCCTATAAAAATAGTCTATTCAATTTTAAGCAATGCGGCGGGGGTTACTTCGTTGGTAGGCACGCGGATAAACCCCGTGAGAATCCCGCAGGAATCAGCATTTCCCGCGATCAGTTACAACCTTGTTTCTATTGCAGCCAACCCAACTAACTCAGGGCACAGTCGCACAGAGTTTGCACGGGTGCAAGTTAATGTTTATGCTACGAGCTTTGCCGATGCTGTAGAACTTTCTGCGCAGGTGCGAGTTGCTTTTGATGACGCTAGCACTCCAGATACTTATAACGATTCTTACGTGCAAGTAATCGAATACGACGGCGAAAATCATACAGCCGACGACACGGCAGCGTTTGCGGGGTTATACCAAATTAGCCAAGACTATTTGCTTAATTATATTTATACGGCTCCGCTTCCTGAGTTTGATTTGCTTTTGGAAAGTGGCGACTTTGTGCTTTTAGAAACTGGCGATAAAATTATAATCTAATGGCTAAAAGTTTAAATATTGTAATTGGGGCAGACATTGAGAAACTGCGCGAAGGGTTTAACAAAGCCATTGCGATAGTTCAAAAGAGCAGCAACCAAATGAGTGCCGAGGTTGCGAAGTCCGCTAAAGGAATGGAGGAACGATTGGCGGCTATTGCTACGCGTAACCCAACGATGGGCAGCGTTAGGCAATTAACAATGTTAGCAATGGAAGCGCGGGCGTTGGGGCCAGAGTTTGCGCAAGTTGCCAATGAAATAATTAAACAGGCGGGCCGAATGAAGGATGCCATCGGTGACACGAGGGCGGAGGTTGCTTATTTTGGAAGTGATACCCGAAGATTGGATGCGGTGCTAGGTGGAGTGCAGGCGGTTGCTGGAGCGTTTAGCGCAGTACAAGGGGCGGCTGCTTTATTTGGAGCGGAAAATGAAGACCTGCAAAAAACCATGGTTAAGCTGCAAGGCGCGATTGCTTTGGTTAATGGAGTGCAAGCGGTTTCTAATATTTTACTAGATGAAAACGCAACCAAAACAGGGATACTTGCATTAGCAAATAAAATATATACAGTGGCAACGGCAGGAGCAACAGCTGCCACTATTGCCTTTAGAGTTGCTCTATTTTCTATTGGATTTGGAGTGGCTATTGCGGGGATTGCTGCACTAGCCGCTAATTTTCAAAAGTTAAAAGATTATATTTTTCCTGCTGATAAGGCTTTAAGAGATTTTAACGCAACCTTAGATAAAGGTATTGCAAAAAATGAAAATGAAATTAAAATACTAGAAGCCAAAGGCGATACGCTTGGGGCACTTGCATTAAAAGAAGAAAACCTATATAAAACATTAGCCAAAGCCCGCGCTAATATTGGCAAAAATACTAAAGAGACTTGGGGTAAAATTATAGATGACACCAAAGCTGCTTTAACTGTTTTAGGAATTGAGCGCGATAAGTATAACCAAAGCGAACAAGATAAAGCGCAGGCCCGAGTAGATGAGGGTCAAAAGGAATGGCAGCAGGAAAGCGAAAAAGCATATAAGCAACAAGTCGAAAGGAATAAAAAATTATTAGAGGCGGCAATTGAAGGAATAAATCAAAGATACAAAGGCCAGCAGGAAGCAGAGCGTTTTTGGATTGACAGAAATAAAAAACTAAAAGATAAAGCCGTTGCGGACGAATTAAAATCAAAGCAATTTAGCGGGGCTAACATGATCGCAGGCACGGCGGTTGCGCCTGTTTTAATTCAGGTTAAAATTGACCCAAAATCTTTTTCGCAAATAGTACAAGACTTTGATAAGTTAATGACGGACGTCAGTAACGCCATTGCTTCAATGGGCGAAGATATTGCAGTTGCTTTTGGTGAAGCTATTGGCGGTGCAATGTCTGGGCAGCAAGACGTTTTAGCAAATTTTGGCGATGCTATATTAACTGCACTTGGAGGCTTTATGTCGCAAGTCGGTAAAATGTTAATTGCTTATGCTATCAGTATTGAAAAATTGCAAACTGCATTTGCAAACCCGACAGAGGCGCTTATTGCGGGTGTTGCTTTGGTTGCTATTGGATCAGCAATTAAAAACTCTATGAAAAAGGGGCCATCGGTTCCCGCCTTTGCCGATGGCGGTATAGTTAGCGGTCCAACGCTTGGCCTTATGGGTGAATATCCCGGGGCGAGTTCTAACCCCGAAGTTATAGCACCGTTGGATAAATTAAAAGGAATGTTAAAGACAAACGACAACAGCGGATTTGTGGCAAGCACTTTCATACAGGGCAGGGATTTGGCAATAGTTTTAGAACGATATAATAGAGACTCTAGCAGAGGATAGGATGGCACGCAAATACTTTGGCTCATTTAAGAGCATCCAAAATATAACTTATAAATTAGAGCTTTGGGATGCGCCCACTGGATCACCAACCGCAGGTACAGAATTGATTCTAGCAGGTGAAGGATTTGGCTTAGAGATTCAGGGCGACGGCTCTGCTTGGTACGAATCGCCAATACGACCTAGCCGAGTGTCTAGCCAATGGGTGATACCTAACCAAACAGTTCTAGACGATTTTTTAACTTTATCTACTAACTTAGAAAATTATTGGGCATTAATTATTTACCGAGATAACACGCCTTTTTTTATTGGGCGAGTTGTTGCTGATCAAATGACTAGATTAAGGGAGGCGATACAAATCAAACCAATTATCGACTTAACCGCTGTTGATGGGTTAGAGTTGTTGGATGGTTTTAATGTCGAAGAGTCTTGGTTTACAGACGGCAAAATAAAAGCATCCCAGTTATTTCGTAAGTGTTTAGAAAACTTAAATTTGTCAGAGTATTGGGTAACGCTTGGTATTAATAATAATTATTTTTATGATGCCGCAGTAATTTATGCCACTCAAGCGGTTCGTAAAGGTATAGACATATTGGATTTAGATTTAAATACTTTTGTAACAGACTTTGACCCTTTCCAAGATATTAAATCCATCGACGTTACCAATGGTATTTATGAGCCGTTAAATATGCTAAGCTGCAAAGAGGCGATTGAAAACGTATTGACTAATTTTGGGTGCCGTCTTATGCACGATAAAGCGGCTTATTGGATCTACGCAGCCAATGGATATGCGGGCAGCACAATGGCTTTTAGGCGCTACTCTTATACGTTGCAATACCAAGCGGCTTCTACTTTATCGCATAGGCAAACTATAGGCTCAAACGCCTTGCCTGAATGGATGGCTAAGCCTTCACTTTATTATCAACCATCTTTAAAAAAGTTGGTAATAAATCAAAAGCGCCAAATGGGTGCCAAAAAAGTAAGGTCTTTTAATGACGGCGTTACAACCGCATTAGAATTAATTTCTACTCAAATACCCACAGGCTCAAACCCAGACACCGCGCCAATGCGTATTAGGATTGTTTCTAAATCTGAAATATACCGAGCCAGTGGAACTATGAAAGAAGACCGTACTTTTATGAATGTAATAGTATGGATCGAAAATTCAGCGGGCGCAAAAATGCAGGCCGACGGCTCGGGTTATTGGCAAAATGTAGGCGTGGCAGTTGGTGAATTAGTTGAAAAAATAACAGTAGATAATTTAGGAACTTGGGTAGATATTGTTTACGAAAAATCTTTAACTACAGCGCCTGTTGGCTTTGATAAATTGTATATTAAAATTGATTACGTTAAAGCGGCTGTAATTACTTACTCAAAATTAAGAGGGTGGCAATCTTCTGCCTTAGTAAACAAAGAATTTTGGGGATCGCTACAAGTAGCGTTTGCGGATAGTTCTGCATATCAAAACCCAGATTTAATTTATGATTTAGCAGAGCAGTTTTTTCCATCTGCTACAAGTTCAGTAAACAGCAAAACTGCGGAAATAGATGCGACATATTACACGGCCCCTAATAAATACTCAATCGGTAACATACTAGTAAGCGACGGCACTAATACAGTTTTAGCCACAGATTGGTTTGCAGGATACGATAGCATAACGCACGGCACTTTAACTGCAATGCTGGGCAATACACTTAGCGGGCTTTATGCAAATTTTGTTCCTGTAATACAAGGCACTTGGATTGATAACGGTACTTACTCGCCTATCAAATCCCTTTACTTTGATAACTATACTTGGCTATTAAATGGCGTTAGATACTCTGGAAGGTCAGAGCAATGGTCAGGCGAATGGCTTGCAGTAAGCCCAGTGTATACAAGTTTAACAAGCTCAGGCGAAGGATTAAGAATTGGCAAAAGCGGTACGCAAGTAATATCGGATCGTTTAAATTACCAAGAGCAAGCTATTGCAAACCTCGGCGGCTACATTCAAAATGTACCTAATCAAGTATTAGAGCACTTGGTAAACTATGCGGACGGTGCAATTACTACACAGCCCACGGTTAACACTCGTTACGAGGTGATGCTAGAATATGTTGATAGCAGCGAGGCTGTAAGGTGGCACTTGCAAGAGCACAACTCCAGTGTAACCTACACAGTTGGCACGCATACAATTACTAACGGCTACGAGCTTATTATTTGTAATACCACGGACGGCAACGTAACTGTAAACTTGCCAAACGCAACCGAAAGCAAGGGCAAAAAATACTACTTTATTAAGACGGCAAACGCCCACGTAGTAACTATAAGCGGCGGGTCGTATAATATAAACGGGGCCAGTACTACTACAATGAACTCGCTATACCAAAGCAAGACAATTATAAGTAACGGCGTGCAGTGGTATATTGTTGGAAGCGTGTAATTTGTTAACACAATAGACGGCGGGGCTTTGTAATTTTGGGCTATGCCTAATCAAAAAATTAGCGAGTTAACCGCGATTGTAACGGTAGACACTAGCCTAGACGTCCTGCCGATTGTAGACACGTCAGCGAATACTACTAAAAAAATTAGTCCGACTGCTTTAAAGACTGCTTTAGCGTTGGACAACGTAAACAATACCAGCGACGCTAACAAGCCAGTGAGCACCGCGCAGCAGGATGCTTTAAATGCTAAGGTAACAGGAAACACTGCAATCGTTGCAGCTACAAAAACCAAGATCACATACGACGCGAAAGGGCTAGTAACTGCGGGTAATATTTTAGATCCTGCAGATATGCCGATGGCAATAGACGCGGCCAACATTGGTGCGGGCGTTGTAAGTTCTACAGAGTTCGGATATTTAGACGGGGTAACATCGGCAATACAAACGCAGTTAAATGCTAAGCAAGCTACACTAGTTAGCGCAACAAATATTAAGACGATTAATAGCACATCGCTTTTGGGAAGCGGTGATATTAGTATTTCAGCAAACCCAAGCGGTGTATCGGGTGCAATTCAGTTCAGCGATGGCTCTGCATTTTCAAGTGATGCAACAAACTTATTTTGGGATGATACAAATAATAGGTTGGGAGTTGGTACGAATGCTCCAAGTACACCGATAAGCATTATCAGTGGGAATGGTTCAAGTGATGGAACAACAGGAATTTCTTTTGGTGCACCATCCGCAAATTTTAGATTATCAAATTATTTTAACATTGGAATCATAACGGCTCCAAGTGGTCCAATTTATTCAATTTCATCGGGAGGTTTTCAAGTTGGAAATTCCTACGCAAACGCAAGTGCAGTCGCTACATCTTTTTTTGGAATCCGTGGAACGGGCTCAACATCCGCCACGACATCGCTTTTGGTGCAGAATAGTGCGGCTGCAACATCATTGCAAATTAAAGATGACGGCACAATGCACATTGTTGGTAAATTAGGTAACGCAAATGACCAAAATCTAAGGTCGTCGAATAACAATATATCATTTGGGGCAGGTTATTATTATAGATTATACGCAACTGCCGATGCTAATAGTGTTATTTTAGGCAGTAATTATGACGGAAGCAATACATTCACTTACGCAGAAAGAAGATTTGTAGTTGGTGCATCATCAATAGATTCAAGTGCAGTTTTACAATCCGATTCTACTACACGTGGATTTTTACCGCCTCGAATGACAACAACGCAACGAAACGCCATTGCATCACCAGCGGCAGGATTGATAATTTACAACACAACAACCGCCAAGTTGAATGTATATACAACTGCGTGGGAGGCAATAACATCACTATAAAAATATGAAATCAATACAAATCAATACAAGCGTAAACCTAACAAGTGGCTTGTCAATCCCTCAAGGTTCTATCGTAGTAATCGCAGAAGGTTACGCAGATGTAAAAAGTCAAAAAGACGGAATAATCCCCGCCCAAATCGCAACTTTCGTGTTTGCAAGTGTTCAATCAATCGCAGAAGGCAAAGCACCGATTCAAGGCATTGAAGATTTTAACACTACTTTTGCAGGACTTGAGTTGAGCGTTGCGGATTACGAAACATTGGCAGCCGAAACTTTGTTAATCAATGCGGTTTACTCTGCGTTGAATACAATCTATCCTGCACAAGTTGAAGTTGTAACGATTTAATTTTGTAGGCAATGACCGCCATAAAGAAAACCCCCTCGCCAATCCCTGTTAGCTTTGACCAATTTCGCAAAAACCCAGTTGCTGCCGTTGCTTTTTGCATGCTGTTGGCTGTTAGCTATTTGTATGTTGACCTTAGGTCGGGGTACAAAGAACAGATTGAAAAGAGTAATCAGAAAATTGATGCCTTGGATATTAAGATAGACAGGCTCAGCTACGCATTAAAGAAATCCGACAGCGCACTGGCTGCCGCCATTACTGAAATCCGAATCATGAATACAATGAATAAGCTATGAGGGCTGCAATATTTTTAACTACTCTTCTGCTATTAGGTTGGATTTGCACACCGATTCAGGCAGTACAGCAACCGCCTTACGATGAGGTGGAGGCGATGCTTAAGAAGGTGGAAGGGCATTTGCAAACAGCAGGGCAGGCTACCAAGTTGGCGCAGACAATGAGCGAGGAATTAATTGAAAAGAAGGTTGAAGAGAAAGCAGAATTAAAGGAGGCAGTAGTAACAGCACAGGCTCAGACATTGAAGGCCCAGGCAAAAGTTGAAAAGTATGCCGTTACAATGATGTTTCTGGGCGTCGATACTGCGATGGCCGAAATGGATACAATCAGTATTAATAATATGCTTAGGCTTAACGGGATAAAATAATGGCAAAGGCAAGCAAACCCACCGCATCCAGTTGGCAGCCAAAGCCTAAGCGTAAACTGCGCAGGCATACAAAGCACATCAATAAACACAAATCTAAAAAGCCCAGTGTTGG